CTTGTTTACCATCTTTAATCGCTTTGATCTTAGAGGTTCCAGCATTAGCAATATTACCAAATGTAATTACAAATGTAGCATCAAACCACATAGCAAAACCACCTTTGTTCATCAACTTAGGTTGACCCATTGGCATTTCGGGCTTAGCAGTCCAAACCTTATTTACACAAACCAATGTATTGGTGTATGGTGAAGATTCTTTACGAGACAATGTAATTAGTTGATTTACACTATTACCAAATTGTGTTGACATTGCTCCGGCGTTCCACTCGTTATTATTCTTGTTAGATTTAACAGACATTTCACAAGGTACAGAACCAATTGAATCCCAGAAGAAACATAAATCATATGGTAGATTGCCTTTTTTCTGTTCATCGAGCAAATCAAGAATAAATGCTGCTACGTCTTCAATTGTGTGAATGGTTTCACGGTCAGCATAAATAAAGAATCCTTTATAGTCAATCAATTCACCAGTTTCTTCGTCCCAAACTTCTTCAATTTGAAGACCCATTTGAGTAGCGTGCTCCCAGTTCCATTTCATTTCGGTAACGATGAATACTGGTAAAACACCTGCTTTTTGACAGGCAACAGCTGCTTCAATAAGTGCTGTTGTTTTACCTGTATCCGAGTGACCTCTCAGCAAACAAATGTGACCGGCTGGAATACCAGGCACAGATGTTACTGATTGGAAAGCAGGTGATAGTGGGATCCATTGTTGGGGTTTAAATTTAACAGAGCCGGTTAGACCCTTTTTATTTTTAAAACTCCCTAGATCAAAATTATTTTTAATCTCAGCTGATACAGCTGCGGTTAAAGATTTACTTGCTTTTCTAGCCATAATTAGAATGGCAAATCATCATCATCACCATCAAACAAACTATCAAACTTATCAAGTTTAGTAGCTTTTACGTTTTGGGTAGATGTGTTAAGTGAATAGTTAGTTTTTGGGGCTTCCTCAACTTCCTTTTCATCATCAATAATATCGCCTTCTTGAGCTACATCTTCAGGAGTTAACCAAGATTCAAGAGCTTCTTTCATTTCTTCGTAAGAAATTTTCTTAAATACTTCACTAGGATTAACTTGGTTTTCTAACCACAACTCAATTTGAGAAGCATCTTCAGAAGCAGGAGTAACTTTCATAGAAGGACCTGCTGTAGTGCGGTTATACTTAGTTCCTGTCATTTCAGGACCTTCAGTAGTCAATTTAATATCACGACCTTGGTTTACGTCAGTGTAGTCACCAACTTCTTCGTCCATAGCTAGCTGGAGGAATGTAGAATACAATTCTTTACCGAACTGCCAAATTTTAACGCCTTCATCTTCCATACCACGAACGATAACAGGAGCGAAATAACGAACTTTTGGTTCAAGTTTCTTAGCCAACTTCCAGTTCTCAGGGTTGTCAGTTTGACGAAGTTTTTTAGCAAATTCAACCAATGGATCTTTTTCACCCCAGTTAATAGGAGAGATCATTACAGGTTTACCAATACCATAGTGGAAATACAATTCACTAAATGGAGTGGTTTTGTTAAACTTCGAAGGCATGATTCGAATAGATTCCTTACCAATGGTAGGTTTCCAGAACAATGATTTACCATTGTTATTGTTGTTGTTAGAGGCAGGTTTTTGCAGGGCCTCTAAACGCTGCTTGATTACGTCTAAATCCATAATATAACTAATTTTTATTTGAAACTAAATATACAAAACAGCTTTGGGGTCTCCAAGCTTACTTAAAATACATTTTATCATTTATTACTAAAACATCCACATCTGATTGCTCAAATAGTCTCATAGCATCTTCAGGAGTTTCAACAATTGGTTCTCCTTTAACATTTAATGAAGTATTCATTACAACAGGAACACCTGTTCTAAATTTAAATTTTTCAATTAAATCATAAAGTAATGTATTATCTTCTCTTCTCAAAGTTTGAACTCGAGATGAGTTATCAATGTGTGCTACCGAAGGAATTTCTTGAGGGCGCTTACAAGGAACTGTGTGTAACATAAAGGGTGATTCAAAATTCATATTAAACCATTCTTCTTTATGCTCATTTAAAACAATTGGGGCAAACGGGCGATACCATTCTCTAAATTTAACTCGTGAATTTAAAATATCCTTCATTTTAGGATTACGAGGATCTGTAATAAATGAGCGATTACCTAGAGCACGTGGACCAAATTCACTTCGACCTTGATACCAACAAACAATTTGAGATTTAGATAAAGCATTTGCTATTCGATCTAAATCGAGGTTATAGGATTGGTATTTACTTTGGGGTTGGTGGTTATAAGAAAATCCTAAATATGCTAAATCTGAATTAGTGTATTCTACTCGCGGAAAATGGAGAATGTGGTGTAGCACATATAAGGCTGATCCCGCAGAAACTCCATCATCACCACAAGCTGGGAACAGGTGCATTCTTTCAAATCCAGTTTCTGTAAGAATCTTATGATTGGCATTACAGTTTAAGAAAATACCCCCAGCAGAACATAAATTATGATCATTAAAAGGTTCAGATTCTTCGAATAATTGTTGCGAATACTCAACTAATGATCTTTCAGTAATAAACTGCACATCTGCGGCATAGTCCATAACTTCTTGAGTAGTAGATTCTTCTTTAGTAAATACGGTTTGCCATTCTTTAGTATAATGTTCAGATCCAGGTTCATTATTTTTAATTTCGGATCTAAGAGCTCCTATGTAGGGAAATCTACCTGTAATTTGGGCAAATAACCACTCAACGTAAAAATGATCTTCTTCTGGGGTATTACGATGCCAAATAGGACAAGTCCATTTTTTCCAATTATCTTGGGCTTTTTTACTTACTTTACCATATGATGATAATCCCATTAAAGTGCCTGCTTTTAAAGTCCCAGGACCTAAACCTAACCATTCTGTAGCAGCGTCATAAAAATTACCCATCATATAACCTGGGGGACGGAAGGGTTGGAGTTTATTACCTCTACCTATAAAATACCCACTACAATTTGAATGATCATGCATTGAAGCATCTGCTGTAAAAATTGCAGATTTTTCAAATGGGGATGTAAAGAAAGTTGAGGCAGCATGAGCCGTTTGGTGGTTAACATAAAACCCGGGAATCAAACGATCATAACCTTCAATCTCAACATTCATTTCTAAATGAGATCTAAAAGTTTGATGCCAATCAGCAAAAGGATAGTTCATTCTATCTATGGTATCGGGCATAGTATAACCTTTACCTTTGATAAGTTCTGGACGTGCTGTTCCCTCTATATGGTTTAATATACGAGAGGATTGATTGTATGTCCCAAATGTATTAAAAGGGTAAAATTTATCTTCTGGGGAATATAATGAGATAAAATCACAGGTTCCTTTATTCCAGAATCCCATTGTAATAGCCCCAATATCATCTAGAGTAATCCCTAAACATTTTAGAGTCTCAACAAAAAATTCTTTAGTAAGGGAAAAATCTTTTTTAACTTTTGTATGTCGTTCTACAGAACTAGCATAAATAAGTTTTCCATCTTTAACTACGGAAAGGGAAGCATCGTGCCCCGAGTGAATTCCAACTATAACCATTTACCTAAAAATTAAAGTTCAATAATAGTGTGAATCTTTGTTTTAAGTTCTTTTAATTCGTTTTGTTGTGTAAGTAGAATTGTATTACGATAATGTTGCCAATCAATTCTAAAACGAGGATCAACTACACCACCATTAAGTGATTTAATTAATTCATTTAAAGCATTAATCGTATAAAGAGTATTACTATCTTTTTTACGATGCACTAAAATAGTGTTTTCTGGGATAGATGATACATTACCCTGTTCTACATTATAAGTAACAACATATTCGTTATTGCTTTTTACTTGCAATACAAACATCTTGTTATACATAATCGTATAACGGGAAGTTAAATCAGCCACTAAATTATCTAGTTCATCCAACGTAGTGAATGTACAAAAAAGCTTATTGTTCAAATCAAGGGATTGTTTTGAATGTTCAAAATCGTATCCCCCATACATATGATTGAATGTGTCCAAAATACCATCAGATAATCCTAAATGAGATGTGGTACTTTGGCCACTGTTAAAAATCGTAGTTGCTTCCATGTTTTTCTTTTATTTGTAACTTTAATTTACTAAAAACCTCTTTAATCTGCGTCATAACCTCCATTTCATCCTCGTCAAAATCGAACAAGAATGAATCATAAGTATATAAAACTAACTTAGTTTTTCGTCCTTTTAATAGCTTAAATATACGAAATAATATCTCGATATTCACGCTTGTCTCCATGTTTTGTAAAACATAGTTAAATAACTTTTGTGGGTTCATATTCTCGAGCTTATCTTTTTCAAAAACATAATTAGAAATAGAACAAGTTAATGAGCCGCTACTATTAAAGGTTTCCCAGATCTCATCAATATATACACTTGTTTTCTTAAAGAATGGTAACTCTTTATAATTTTCGAATACTCCTCCGTATAGTTGTTTAAACGTTAATTCCTTAGCTTTTTGGTAATCCACGCCATACATCTTGGCGAAACTCTCATGTATATCTCCCTCATCAAAAACATAATCAACAAGCATAGCACTAAGGGTAGGGTGATAAGCAGAAATATCCAATTCCACAAATTTTCTATTATTGGGGATAAAGCTTCTCCTACACCCATTCTCCTTATTGAGGGCCGCATAGTTGACTCCATTAAATTTATTTGATGGGCGCGTTGTAAGCGTTTTGAAATTGTATTGCGTATAGACAAATTCGTCTTCGGTCTGGTAGAAGTGCGTTTCGAATTCATTTTTATCAATTTTTATACCATTACGTTCAATTGCGTTAAATACTAGCGTAGCCTTGTCATTATAAAACGGGTTTACCACGGTATTAACGCGGTGCTCTAAGTCATCATATATTTGCTCGCAAACCTCATAATGCTTGGTAATTGGCACGAGTTGGTTTATGGTTAATAAATCGGGGAATCTATTATATAAAATTGTGTGCGCTGTTGTTTGGGGAGGTATATACGGAGGAAGATGTAATGTTATATCTACAAGCTGCTTTAAAATTGTATAGTGTAGGAATTCTTTCTTGTCTCTAACGTAAATCTTATCTAACCCTTTTAAATACAAATAAACCTCGTCTTCATATAATTTACTACATTCGCTATGAGTAAAAGGTAAAATGTATCCTTTATGCGCCTCTATGGGGCGCACATAAAAGGCACAAATAGAATTTTGAGTTGGGTGTTGATAAGGATTATTTGGGATAATCTCTACAAACGCTTCTTTAAAACCACTATTTTTTAAAACCTCGAATTGTTCACTATTTTCTATTAACCAAAACATTAGTGTGAATATACATAACCATTTTTACTAAATCAACCTTGATAGAATTGAAGGTAATCAAATCTTAAAAACGCTCCTAAACCTTGAATTTTATATTTATTTTCTTGAAATATCAATTGATTACGATTTGTAGATGCTACTTTATCTCTATTTCCTACTACTACCCAAGAAAATGAAATTGGGACATATAAACTTTGATTAAAAGATAATAAATAATTTTTCCTAGCAACTTCAGTATAAAGGTTTTCATTTGACTTTTTAATAAAATACCTTACAAATTGACCATTTGCAATATCTCTAGGAGTTAAGATAGGATAATAAGGAACAGGAGAATAAGGTAATTCGTTAGGATTAGCTTTAGATATTCTACTATACACATTATTATCTCCTTCAAACCTAGGATCATAAATAGTTTGGTTTGGGTCAAATAACAAATCATTAAAGATCTGATTGTTAATTTCTTTTTTGTTAGGGAGGATTAGGGGGAAATTTGGACCATCATTAGGTTCTTTCCCACTAAAGTATTTACCATCATAAGTTGAAAAATAAAAACCAGAATAGGGTTGGCGTGTAGATTCGATTAATAAATCTCCACTACTATATAAATTGGTTTCTATTTGAGTTTTAGGATAATACATAAATTAACAATATTAAGAAACAGCATTTTGGATTAATTCTTTAACCCAGGGAGTTTTTTCAATTTGTGCTAAAGCTCTAGTATAGTTTTTAGTTACTGAGTTAGGGGTTGGTTTAGTAGATCTACCATTGGTTCCGTTTTGTAGTTTTTGGATGGCAATTCCATTCGTTAAATATGTAGTTGAATTATTTAAACGTAAACCAAACTTCCCAGTTAATTTACCATATACGTGAATAGCTATTGCTACATTGGGGTCATTAGCTTTATCAGGGTTTTCTAGTAAGTCAACATCTCTTCCAGAAGAATCCTTAACCTTAAATCTATCAATAATATCTCTTTGAACTCCTCTATAGTTTGATTTAAAGGTTATTTGACTTAATCCTCTACCTCTATATTTCCATCCACCTTCTGGGTCA